AAGCTCACGGTGACCCATCATAAGATCACGGAGACCAGCAGCACGACAGTATGCTTGCTCATGGTATTTAATCACATCATTGATGCAAGATAGCATTTCCTCATATGCTTGTCGTGCTGATACTTTGTCATCTTGGAGGTAGTCGTCGATAGCATCTTGCATACGACATTGGCGTTGCTTTTCATAAGTTTGATCTGGTCCAAGAAATGGGCGTCCTTCAATAGTCATGGTGAAACTCTTGGTTGCGTCGTTCATCAAGGTAGCGTAGTACATCTTCACGCCATTCCATCAACTCATGATAACATGACTGATTGTGAGCACACTGGCGCAGTTCGGGATCTGGTTTGAGAACAGATTCATAGAATAGTCCCAGTGCATCCCTGCGTTTCTCGTGCTTCTCTGGCGTGTTCATGGTAGTTTAGCGTAGTCCATTGTATTTTAGATTGTTTTGTCAGGATATCTGTATATCCTCACACTTTCTTCATGATTGAGGTCCCCAACCATCATTCTCAGGGACACAATCATCATCGTCCACACGGTCAACTGAAGCAATGTCACATACTGGCACCTCATGCTCACCACCCACAAGATACCATGGCATGATCTGTCCATGATACTGCGGATGTGCTTGATACTCAGTAGTATACTCTCTGTCACCGAGATACATTAGTTCACTTGGGGGAATATCGTGATCGCGTAACATTGCTTGTAGTTGCAAGTGTGTCAACTCGGGTTTTGTAGGAACTTTCATGTTATCTCCATTGCCCTGCTACCCTAGCACACCTGTCAACCATGTGTCAACCCTCTGCTGGTGGCGTTGGATCTGCGTTGACATAGGGGATGCCACCATTAGGTTTGATGACATACGCTGGGATATGATGGAATGCATCAGGACAGTTCTGTGGTTGTGGGAACCATTCATAGCAATTGTCTACTGCACTCTGCTCATTGGGGAAATAATAGTATACTTTCTTTAGTTCAAAGATTCTATCAATCTCTGCTTCAGGAATGATATCTTCATACCATGCAAAAATCTCTGCTTTCTTTGTATCAGAGAGTGTGTGATATTGATTGTTATCAATAACGAGAACAAACTTATTTGCAAGAGCAGCATAATCTGCTACCAACATTGCTTCTGTTTTAGGATTTAGTGAAATTAACATTATCCAACCTCTCCTTCTTCAATGATAGATAGAATTTCATCTAGTGTCTTATCACCAGATTGGACACGGTTGATTCTATTTACAGGCATATCATCAATTGATGCTGTAGAAATTGCAATTGCAAGATAATTAGTAATTCTATCAGCAAATCTACTGTATACTACTTGGTTCATTCTATAGAAATGATCATGGTCGTCAGATAGATATGCTTTTCCATCATCCATTGCTTTATGTTTGGATGGTGTGACTGGAAACTTCACCATATTTGCAGCAACAGTTGATTGTTGCTCTGGCAAATCTCTCAGCACTTGACGATAAGTTCTCCAGTCCGCTTTCTCTTCATCTGTTAGTGGCACATCACCTAGTTGTGTCCAGTCACTATCCATTAGTAGGAAGTTTCTGATCATCACAACCTTAGTCCAGTTAAGAATAGCAGACTTAGCAAACTGACCTGCTAGTGATCTTTCTAGATCATTTTCCTGTCCTACTCTATATTCTGTGTATTTCTCCATGAGACGATTACACAGATCATCCACTTCATCTGCAAATGGAGATAGATCAAACTGATAAGAACACCACTTATATGTACCAGTCTTCTGGTTGCGTGTGTACTTAGTCTTGTTCATCTTTGCTCTGCCATCTTTGTACTTTACAAAGACTTCCAACTTATCCTTGTCAGAATCCCACAGAGGATACAAGATGGGAACGATGTTTGCTACCCAATATTCATCGTCAAATGTTTTGATAACACCGTCTACCTGAATGTTCTTATCAAATGCATTCAGGTACAATGCTGTTGTTGATGGTGATGCGATGTCCATGTTTATACTGTCTTATGAATCCATCCTGTCAAAATGTATTTATCGTGCGAGAATACCGTATTGCCTCTATGTGTGTGGGTAAACGCCGCTGGCCATATTACAACTCTGCCTTTCTTTGGTTGGATTCTCCTCTTTTGGTAGATAAACTCTGTTTCTGCTTCACCCTCAGGCATATCATTGAGATAAATCGTCCAAACTAATTCACGACTAGAAGCATGATATGCAGATGTCTCATAATGCCAGTCATGATATCCTCCACCTGGCGGTGTTTGCTGAAACTTGATGATATTTGTCATCATCTTCGTTGGTCTCAGCGCGGCGTAATAGTTACTATAACTAGCAACACAGCATTTTACATATTCTCTAACTTCAGCAGATATGCGACTCTCGTGCTCATTAAACAAATACTGATAGTCGCTACGACCTAATTTACCATGAGGAAATTGTGTAGATCCATTATCTACATTGATCCATCCATTGTTTTCTTTTGCCTCTAAGCACTTGTCAATAATATCATCACATAATTGTCGAGGGAAAAAGTTATCCCAAACACCAATAAAGTCATCAAAATCACCCACTATCTTATCTGGTGGAAAAATAAACTTGTCTGATATCATAATGCTTTGATCAAATACTTAACTCTAAAATACTTAGTAATCAGGGGAATGTCTGACTCTGGCACAACCTCTGCAGTGGTAACAATAGGTGTGGATGATGACATTGTAAACGTTCCATCTGTAACTGTCAAGGATGCATCTCGTGCAGTAACAGTACGTCTTACTTGACTGATACCTATATCGCTGTTGATAGGTAATCCAGCATCATCTAGGTTGCCTTGCAGGGATGCTCCACCTGTAGAAACAAATTGATTTACAAGTTGTGGTGCATAGAAAAGTGTAATAGCTCCAAGACCATAATGATCAGCATTTGCTGTGGCATTGTCATTTGCACCAATTGGTCTATCCTGTGAGAGGATAAGAGTGACGTTAGCATCTCTCATCGCAGATCCTTCTGCAATGGGTAAATCAATTGTTTGCCACCCTGATTCTGGGTCGTTCGCAAGAACGATCTCACTGAATAGAGTTGTATTTGTTGATGCTCCCTTTTGATAATATAAGTTTAGTGCCTCATCAGGTGACTCACCACCATTTGCACTATTACCTTTGATAACTGTAAATCTTATAGTATTGACACTACTCAAATCAAAAGTTCCTACTGATAATTGTCTATCACCACCAGAATCTGCCGCTGCTCCAGTAAAGTTAATGTATTGTGTAATTTTATTGTTTGCAAATGGAATATTGGCAGAACTGAATCCAGCAGTAGATCCAGTTCCAAGTCCAAATGCTCGTTGTTTTAGTTGATCATCTGTAGATGACAACCACACATTTCCTGTTCTAGGAGCACCAGTTGGTGTTCCATTTTCAGTTCCTTCAAAATATACACCAGTTGGAGATGTAAGTTCTCCTTCAATTACAGAACCTGCTTCTTGACCAGCATAACGAACAAATATACTACCACTTCCACCATCAGTTGCAAGTCCGCCACCAGATCCAGCATTTCCCAATGATACAGAAACAGGAACTACAAGATCTGTGATTTCAATAATAACTGATCCACCTTGTCCTCCACCACCACCAACAGGATCATAACTTAATGTGTTGTAAGTGTATTCAATTTCTACATATCCATCACTTGTTGGGAGAGCACCGTTGGTGGTTATGGTCATGCCATCCGCGCCCCAGAAGTCAGTTCTGTATGCAGAAACACCACGACGACCGCCAGTACCACCACCATTACCATTGTGTCCAACACCTGCTTGGCCGCCAATACCACCATTATTTTGGCTAGGGACACCGCATCCAGCACCACCGCCGCCACCAGCGCCAGCAGTACAACCACCAGAGGATCCGTCACTACCATCAGCAAAATCTATTGCACTACCAAGTTGTACAACACTTTGTGATGCACTCTGATGATTTCCACCAGGATAGCATCCATCAGTAGTACCACTACCATTGTATCCACCACCTGATCCGCCGCCGCCGCCACCGCCGCCAGCGCCAGCGATCAAAACACCATCAAGAAATAGTCCAGTACAACCGCCACCGCCACCGCCTGATGCACCATTACCCCATGCACCAGTTCCACTATCTCCTCCATATGTGCTACCACCACCAACACCACCTAGAGCAGGTCCTGCTTCACTACCACTTCCAGTGTTACCATCTTTGTTATTAAATCCAGCATTGCCTTTTCTACCAATCTCCCAAGAAATTGTACCAGCTGCCAATGCTAAAGTACCTACTAGCAATGCACCGCGACCACCGTATCCACCTACAGCACCACTCTTTCCAGATGTAGAAGTTGGCCAACCTGGGAATGATCCACTACAATTAGAGTTAGCATTGGGGTTACCAGCACCACCGCCACCGCCAGATACTCTAAAAGTAATACTTCTACTAGTTTCTCCAGGGAATGTAGTAGGAATAGTCCAACTACCATTGTTGGTATATGTTACTGCAGGAACATTAGTTGTAGATTCAAATGGTGTTGAAACACCATTACCACCAGCATTTACATCGGCATTTGCACTGGCACCACCACCAAATGAAATTGCTGTTGATGATCCAGCGCCGCCACCAGTTGTTCCGTCATCACCCTCAGTTACAGAAAATGTAAATCTAGGATCTGCTGCTAATTCAGCAGGAATTGATAATGTTCCACCAGATCCACCTGTGCCACCACTATTTCCATCTACTGCTCCACCACCACCATTTGCAGTGATAGTGTATAAAGTTCCATCTACATCTAGAGTGACAGATGCTGTTCCACCATTAGATCCATCATTATCACTATCAGAACCTCCCCCACCAGGAGCTTTCAGGATGACTTGAATTCCAATAACTTCTCCTAAATTTGGATCTGGAAGAGGAATAATTTTACTTTGTGGAGTTGTTATAGTCTCACTATACAGTGTGATGGCATTACCAGGAATCTCAAAGTCTGCTTGCTTACCACCAACTAATGTATCTCCATTGACAACATATACCCTAGGTGGTTGTGTAATTTCTTGTTCGACAAAATAACCACCAGCTAACTTTACATTAGCACCAGAGTTTAGAGTTGCAGTTGCCACTCCTGGTGTTTCGTTTACTCTTGGTAGCACGTTAAAATTAGCTGCTCCAAATCCAGCAGATACTACCTCAAAAATTCCAGAAAATTGCGGCGGTGTAGCACCTGTGACAATAATAGTATCACCAACAGAGAATCCATGATTACCATCACAATTGATTGTGATAAATCCACTGTTAGAGTCATATGTTATTGTCAATAATGGAATTGGATCTGCTTCTGAAATAGAATAATTGTAAGCAGCGTCCCTCTCACCAATGCCCTCAGTATTGCCATATGTTGCCATTGCTGGACTCTGCAATGTTGTACCAATGATACCATGAGAGTGCCCGAGTGCATCACCATTAGCTCCAGCTGGTTCAAAGTTAGTGATATTTGCTCTACTATTGATATAGTTGACAGCAAATCTATCTACTTCAGATGGTCCTAATTCCGCAAGTTTAGTTTCATCAACTTCTGCAGATAGAATTCTATGATTGTGTGCTGGTGGGAATGGAAATACGTAGTCGTCAATTGGACCTACACTATATTTGACACTACCAGTTACATATGCAGTTACATCAGCAATAATATCAGAATATCCTGTAGTTTTTACATCACCAACATTGAAAAATTCGCCACTATCAACCAAGAAACCTTTTTGTATGTACCATCTACCACCAGTTTGTCCTACAAAGTTGTTGATGGCATTTTCTGGTGTTGCTGTACCAGCACCATTAACATTTCCAAATCCAAGAATTTTTCTTTGTCTGTAATCTGGTAAGTTGAAAGTACCAAGATTATATGGATAATCACTAAGAGAAAAAGTTTTTGATACAGCAAAATCTGGGTGAAGTGCTAGAGATGGAGAAACAAATGTCCACACATATTGATTTGATGGGAATGCGCTTAGATCAATATTATCTGGCAGGACAAGTTCATATGCAAATTCACCAATTTCTGCATATGCGCTTACATCTTCGGTTGGTTCAATCAGTCGATAAAACGTATTAGTATCGAGAGCACCAGAAGATGTAGGGAATTGTCCCATCGTATTAAATCTTAGAACAGCACCGTAAGGATAAGGTCTTTGTATGTTTACCTTATCATTAGTAGCATCTTTGTAAAACTGAAAAAATAGTTTATTGTTGATAATATATGATCTTCTCAGTCCACCAGGAACGGTTGGTTGTGTGACAGTTACACCTGTTGCACCACCATATCTATTTCTGATAATAGAAAATAGAGCTGGATAATCTCTGATTCGAAGTTCTTTACCATCACAGTACAAGTGATCTTTGTATGTGTATTCAGGATCTTCTCCATCTGTCTGTTGATCAGTACCAACAAACACAGGAAGAATAGTTCCAACTGGGGTATGATTTCCACCCTTGTCAGAATAGTAATTGTCGTATGTATTCCTGTACGTTGCCATCTGTTTAGTACTTAATCAAAAACTCTTGAACTAAGAATGGTTGAATGTAACCATCTGCTTTGTTTTCTTCATTGATATCTATCTGAATAGTAGATACAATTTCTGTTGCTGGAATATTTACAGCATTGGTTGTTACCTGAAATGTATGATCTTGTTGTTCAAATGGAACAAAGTGCTTATGGTTACACTCATTACCATATTCAGTGACATCACTAATCACATTATTCAATGCACCAAAAGTTGGCACGTTTGCCACAGAATCAAAAGGAACTTGAGTCGATTGAGAAACTGTTGCTGGTGTATAGTTTGCAGGAACTGGTTGAATTCTTGCATTTGCACTTGGAGGAGAACAAATTGCCGCTCCAATAGGACATGGAGAAGGAGTTTTACATCCCATAGTGCCAGTGTAACGTATGTTGCCACAATCATTTGAGTCCTCTTCCCAGACAGGAAATCCAGGTTGACTTCCACCAGTGGCACAACCAAATGTTCCTTGACCAGGAATATTTCCAGGAATCAAACATTTATATTGAGCGTCAAAATTACATCCAGACCAACATGCACCATAGTATTCTAGAGTATCTGGAGGAAAGAATGTACAATTGTAAGATTCAATTCTTTCCTGATAACTACTAGCATATCTTGATGCTGCTGCTTGACACAGAGGTTGTGCAGTATTATTTGCCCATGGCATTATACACAACGAAGATTTGGAAGTATACGAGTTTCTACCAAAAAGAGCAAATTCATTGCTATTAGAAGCAGCAACTCTAGATCTTTTACCGTCATGGAAGTGTCCATGAGGCTGAAATGCTGTATGCAACACTTCAGACTCCTCTGTATAATTACCAGTCGCTCTTGTAAATCCAGGTTGACCAGTAATTTCAAGAGTTTGTGATGGAATAAAGAAGTTACCTTGATACTGAACTTCAAATGATGTACCAATATTGGTTGTAACTTCTAATCCAATACCAGATTTTGTAATTGTCTGCCCAGAATCATTTTCCAAATATGTATCAACATAGTCACCCAAGTTTGCAGAGTTAGATGTTCTAATGCTTTTTGCACCCAAATCAGGAACCTGAAACTGATTATCTAATAACTCAGTATCAGGTTTTTTATATCTGCAGCTAGTACCAACACCAAGAACTTCTGCCAATTCTGGAAACACTTCTGCTTGATAAACAGAACCATCACATCTCAAATATCCTGCTGGCAGATCTCTCAAAGTATTAAGATCTTCTGGATCAGATGATCCCAACTGACTAGACCAATTGATAATAGATCCAGTCAACGTCCCCAACTTTGATTTTTCTCTACTATAAAATACTGCCATATTAGTATGCTCTGATAATATACAGTACGGTTAGTGACGGTGTATTTGGGTTGACCTGTACGCTCAATCCCCTGTCAACATTGATGGGTTCAACATTTCCAGTTGTCATATTATTTATCAGGATAGTGCCAGGTAAATCCATTTGACCCTTTGACATTGTTAGGTCAACAGTAAAGTGATTATGAGATCCCATCGAGTTTGATGTGAATGCATCAGCACCATGGTTCAATGTAACTGGATATGGAGCATCTCTACCAGCACCAACAGCACCATAATAATCTTCTGGATCTGTAGTTACACCACTACCTCCACCTTGAGGTCCAGGGAATACACTTTCGGTTCTGAAAAGTGTTTCAGTTGAAATTTGTGGAGTATATGGTGCAAAGTTTGCTAGTGGGAAACCTAAAGTTTCTGCAGCAGCATATCCTTCACCTTTCTGATTGATGGAATTGATTTTGTATCTAGTATTGATAGGATTACCACCATTGATCTCAATAGTATCCAATCTAATTGGATCGGGATTAAATGTTGTAGTGCCAAGACCAGCATTGATTCTTCTTGGTGTATTGAATTCGAAGGTCAATGTATCACCCGCACTATATCCAGTGCCAGGGTTAATAATCTCAACGACTTTCATTCTGCTGTTATTTGGGTACTGTGTACCAGGAGAAACATTACCAATTCTCAAAACACCATCGGTAGTATTGCCGCTATTACTCATAAAAGTATTTCCAAGTCCCAATGCTTGTCTTCTAGGAGTATTAAAGTACAGCTGTACTTTTACACCAGCAGTAAATCCACTACCAGCATTTACAACGTCCAACAACCTCCATCTTGAGTTAGGAGGATAAGTAGAGTTTTCATTTTGACCCCTTGCTGGTTCAATTCGAATTGTAATTTCAGCACCAGTACCATTACCATCAGCTGCTACTAACGTACCATCACTAGACTTACAAGTAACAACTACAGATTCATTATAATTATTCCAGTATTGGGCAGTATCACCATCAAGAGAATAGAACCAATCATTAGTTCCCATGTTATCAGTATTGTACCAACCATCGGGTCCTGGTCCATTTGTCCAGTTAGGATCATTTACGATAGCGTTAATTCGTTTATGATAACCTTCTAATGTAGCAGCATCAATTCCTGCTCCTGGGGCAAATGGTTGCGGCCATGCCTCACTTCTAATCTTGAGAACCATGCCAGTTCCAGTACCACCAATCATCTCATACTCATCTGTAATGGAGTCGTCTCCATCAGTCCACAATTGTTTTGCGTCACCATCATTATTATATGCATATCTATTGAGTGATGCAGCATAATATCCACTAGAATTAACTGCACTATTTGGGTTAGGTGAAGTTGAGTTAGCAAGAGGATCCTCATATATCTCAAAATCACCAGCAAATGTAGAAATACCACCTGTCGCAAGATTTGGATCTGGCCATGGTTCGAATGTAGCATTGACAATCAATCCTTCACCAGATCCACCTGTCATCGCAAAGTTACCGAGGACAATGTTATCCATGCTGTCCCATCCCATAGATCCAGATACATAAGCCCACTCACCAAGTGCTTTGGTATAGTGATTTGGACTCACTGTAAGATTTTCGAAAAGTTGGAATGTATCAACAGCACCTGCAGGAGGAACAAAAGTAACACCCTGACCTAATCTATTCCCAGGAACTTGATCTGATATGTAGAAGTTTCTCTGTCCTAAGTAAATTCCTGGTGGTGGGAAAGGAGCGGTAACTGCTGGTTGTTGTACGTTTACAATACAACTATTATCATCTTGATATTCAACTGTATTACCATACTGAGAAACGTTTCTACTTCCTGTTGGTACAATAGGAATTACATCAGAATCATCAGAAAAATTTCTGAATGTTGACATTGTTGGCAAAGAATTTGCGGTAGAATCATATGCTGTCCAAGTTACAGTTCCAGGATTGAATCTATCTGCCTGTGATTCAGATGAATTCAATCCAATATCACCACCAGTGACAAATTCACTATCTTGAACATCAAAGTTACCTGCCTCAAACAATCCAAGATATCCACCACCAAGTTCTACTGACGGATAGAATCCATCTTCAGGTCTAGAGTGAGAGTGAGACGCTGTATGCTCAACACCCAGCTTTCTAGGAATAATTCTCAGAGTATCAAAGTACGATGGTTCTTCAAAGTCAATACCTTTGATCTTTCCTGCTAGTTCAGAACTAACATCTACAGAAAAATTAATATCAATATACGATAAGACATTTGTCAATGGTTGCTGAGTAGATTCAGCACCATTCAGAGATGTGTATTCCCCAATGACAAAAAGATCCTGAGGGTCAATTAGACTTGTCTCTAAATCAATCAGAGACTGTCCACTGAGATTGGGCAAATTGAACACATCATCTTCATCATAGTTTGGATAGTTATTACTAATACCAACAAATGGTTGCCCTGGTTCTACAGTAGGACCATACAAATTACCTAAAGTCTGTGCTAACAATGGATAATCTATTGCTCTCAGTTGCTGTCCTCGCATCACAATCCAACCTTTTGGAATTGCATCGGGAGCAAGACCAGATGTGCTAGAGCTGCCAGTCCACGGCATGATTGTGCCAATGGGACTGGCTTTTTGTGCTTTGATTCTGTTGTAACTTGCCATCTTTTTTTATCAGACCTCCATTAGCCACCAACCCTGTACACTGGTTGGAATTCCGATTTGATTATTGCTATCACTGGAACCAAGATAGATCAGAGCAAACGCGGCATTTGCTGTTTGGACAACTAATTCACCAGATGGATATGGAGTAATTCTATCTCCAAATAGTGTACCAGTGTTATCTCCTTGAATTGGAGTTCCGCTTGCTTCTGGGGTTCTGATGACTAAAGTAGTATCATACTTGAGATTACCACCAACGTCAATTAGTCTAACAACATCACCAGTTTGTGCGCCAGATGGTAGAGTTACAATCAAAGTTTGTGTTGGTTGTACATTAACCATGTAGACAATATTTGCGGTCAAAGTTAGATCCGCTTCAGGTGATGCAGCAGAGATGTATCTCGTGTGCTTCGCACCATTTCTGGTATAGAAGTTAGTAACACCAAATGCATCAATTGATCTATCTTGCTTGACAGTAAACGTGTCAGCACCATTAGTTCCAAGATTTTGTACAGAAAGTACAGCGTCAGTTCCAGGAGTAGGAGACGCTTCACCTGTAATAGTTAGGGAAGTTCTAATTGTGCCATTTCCAAGGTTATCAATAGAGAACGATGGAGTACAATTCAGAGATTGGATAACGTTTTCTGGGCATGTTGCTGGATATAAGAAGAAGTCACCTCTAGCAACAACACCAGCGTCCCAATTAAGTAGACCTTGGTGATCGGCGTGTCCGTCATCGTTAGTAAACTTGAATAGTTCTGTCTGTCTGACGGAATCGTAGATAACAAAGTCACCACCACCAAGTGTTAGGTTGTTGGTAACATGCAAACTACCACTTCTGTAAGACTTAGCACCATCAGAAATTTGCTCATCCATTACAGCGGTATGAGTCTTACCAAACAGTCTGCCATTTACGACAGTCAGAGCTTCTTCACCATTAGACTTATTGCTAAATCTCAACCACTGTTTATAGTCTAGTTTCTGCTGTGAAATATATCCTTTATCAAGAATTACAGATAAGTAATCCGTAGGCGAACCACCAACCAATCTCTGTCTGATTTGAGCATCAGTGACTCTTGACCAATCTTTATGCTTGATTACCCTTCTTACAGGATCACCAATATTATGAGACATTTCAACCGTGCCGTCTTGAGCACGTGTTGCAACAAGAGTAGGAATATTAGTATCAGGAGCGACAACCTCAATGACTTCAAGCAATTCAAGTTGACCAGCACCAGTAAAGGATCCAATAGGACCAACAGCAATTAAATCTCCAACTTCAAATCTTCCAGATCCTGTACCAGCAGACTGTACAGGAATTTGTAGTTTAGTTGGATCATTACCAACCGCAGTTGCTGCTCTAATAGTAGTAGCAGGACCCCCTTCATTAATAGTTTGAGGATCAACGTAATAACCATAAGCAACTACATCAGATAGATCATATGTACCCAACTGAGCAGCGAGTTGAGCGGTTGTAGTAATAGAGTTGTTTGAAGACCATGCAAATCCAATATCAAATCTGCCAGCATATGTTCCAATTTCAGTGGATCCAGAGCAAGTGTCTACTTCGAAAGTAGTATTGACACCACCATCATTTATTGTAAATAGTTCATTGCGTGCAATGACAATACTTACGTTTGTAGCAGAAGATCCACCAATGAATGGTGTATCCAGATAGATAACACCGCCAAAAATAAAGTCAACCTTAGTGTCTTGTAGAACTTTGACTGGGCAAGAATCTGTAATGATCTTGACAGCATCTCCTACCTTGATATCTGCAAGTGTCTTGTTAGCAGTATCAACAGTGATGTTGGTGATAGTCTTAGATTGAGATTCAATATCTCCTCTAAGTTGAACGGAACCAAGCGTTCCACAACCACCATCAATTGCTAGACTGGAGTTGATGGTAAGGATCGATCCAGGAATGTTTGGATTACCAATCGTAACTTCTCCAGTTACAGAATCAACAACAAATACATCCTCATTAGGGTCACCGCAGTTAGAAACTCTAAACTTCTGAACCTGCTGCTCTAGTGGAGCAACGACCTTAATATATTCTGGGGTCTTAGGAGAGTCATCTCTATCAACAATAATATAATCGTTGTTAGTAAGTGCTCCACCAAACTCAGCGAGATATACATTATCATTAGGTCCATTACCATCTAGTGCTTGCTCGGTCCATGTAGCATCAAACTGTACATTAACCTTGTAGATAGGAGTTGTATCAACGTGATTTTCTAGAACACCACCAAATGCACCAAACGGACGACGCTTGACCTTGACATAGTAAGGAGCGGCATTGATTCTGGTCAGTTCTACAATCTGTAGAATCTCTGGATGACTGGTTGCAGCAGATCCAGTTCCAACAACTCCACTATCAACAATAATATAATCATTGGTTCCAAAGTATGGATCACCATTTGCTTTGACTGGCTGATTCTTGAGTGGTAGATAGAACTGATCAGACTCAATAATTGCTGGAAGATCAGTTGGTTCAACCACACCACCAATGTTGACTGATTGCTGATAAGCAGCACCACCCCAGTTACCACTACCTGCGGTATCAACTTGGTTATATCCTTCATCGCTAGGACTCTTGACAAGAACATTCAAGATGTCAATGTTCTTATTGAAGAGAGTATCACTCAGGATTCCATCTTCGTGTGCGCTTGCATCTGTTCCTAGTTGTGCTCTGCCACCATCAAATGAGAAGGAAGCAACACCACCACACATGTGTACATCACCATTGAACTTGGCAGAAGCAATAACCTCTAGTTGATTATTGATAGTAGTCTTACCACCTTGACCTGCAATGTTGATCTCAGATGCATTTAGAGCAAAGTTGAGAGTCGAAGGACCACCAGAGTTGGAGAAGAAGTCAACCTGGGATGCTTGGGACTTGAGTTCAACAGTCTGACCAATTCCTCTACGGAATCCAAGCCACATATCACCATCAACTCTAAAGTTTCTGGTCTTGATCTTGGTGTAAGATAGATCTTCGTTGGTGTTGAGATATGCACCACCAATTTCTACCTTAGAAATACCAGCACCTGCGCTGTCGGGTGTTACACCCAACCAAATGTTACTATGTGCAGATCCTCTACCGATGTTGATGAATTGATCAGCAACACTATCATTCAACATGTTGAGAGTAGTAACTTCACTACCGAAGTTGACTGTTCCAGTGAAGGTACTATCATCGATAAGGTTGAATGTACCAGTTGTTTGAGAAGTTCTGATCTCAGCAACGGATGCATCACCATTGACTTCAATGTCACGCTCGAATCTTGCATCTTCAGAGAATCTGGAGTCACCCTTGACGACCAGTGCTCTGTCTAGTTCGGCATCAGTTGCGTTGATACCAACCTTACCCTCATTGTTACCTCTACCAGACTCAGTGATTGCTGCAGTCTCAGTAGAAACACGGAGAGTTGCATAATCAGCAACAGCAGAACTGTCACCACCAACTAGTAGTGCATCTGGGATTCTGTTCTTATCACGATCTGCAAAGTTAGTGTGGGAGAGATAATCAGGAGTCTTGCGACCACTGATGTATGCATTACCAACAACGTCTAGGTTTGCACGAGGATCGGTGTTGAGGTTCTCAACAAATGCATTTCTGTATGCATCGTGAGTAGATCTTGCAATAGTGTTGACACCCAGTTTGTAATCACCAATGGTCTCAGTCTCAGTTCTGAGTGCTTCACCACCAATAACACCAACTTCCTTGAAGTTAGAGTTAGAGAACTCGATGGTAGGAGCGTCAGCACCTTGTGCAGTTCCTGCAATGATGTCTTCCCATGCCTGAGTATCCTGAGGAATCTGATCGATTACTTGGAAATGGCAGTAGTTATTAGCAGGATCAAATGGATCACCAGGCTTGGAAGCATATACTGTCCAAGTTAGGTTCAGTCTAGGATCATAGTAGAAGTTCTTGACTCTGATCTGCGAAGTAGAAGTAATGCCAATATCAGCATTAGATAGTGCAACGCCACTATTGAAGTCTCTGAACTCAAGTTTAACAACATTGCTACCGTCGAAGACGATATTGTCAATGCTGTTGTTTGCAATCTGCTGGAAGTAGTTTGCGAGGATCCATGCAATCGATCCATTCTTACCAACTTCCTCGCCCTTGAATAGAACATCACCAGGAGCAGGTAGTACACCACCATAGGTGATATATTGAGATGCTGCGATTCTTGTTCCACCAGCAGAAATTAGTGGAGACTGGTTAGGAGTTGCGTTAGATGCTACACCAGCAACGGTGTGCGTCTGGAACATGTAACTCTGACCATTTCCTCTAGCATTGAACTGGAAGATAGCAGATCTGATGCTGTTCTTGCTGAGTCTGATGTCACCCTCAGTTGGTGGTGCCCATGCAGTTCTGTCTAAACTCTCGTCTTGCTGCAACTGAGTTACAGGATCGACAGAAGATACGTTAGAACGGATGATTAGAGCATCACGCTGTTGAGTAAAGTCATCATCCTGAACCGAGATAGTTACAGGAGACTCGAAGTTGTTGACTAGTTGTCCGTCACCACCAACAACCGTGATGTTCTGGTTGAAGGTTACGGGTGTATCGAAGGTGGTAACGAGACCTCCTACGGTATCATCCTCATCTCCATCATCTGCAAGAACTGCGGCATCGATGAATGTCTCTTCACCAGTAATAGCGTTGATTCTTCTGTTACCGATATAGAGATCACCCTGAGAGTTGATACCCGTGTAGAAGACGATACCAGCGTCTTGTTTCTTACTTTGGGCATAGAAGTCCTCTTCAGGAGTTAGGACGACTTCCTGACGCGCTGGGAGACCTGTGGAGTAGTTACCAGGACCAAAACCAAGATACTCAAACGTGTGGTTACCAGCACGAGCGATAGATGGTCTACGGAGTTCAACGTAGTAACGCTGATCAACAACAACTGTGCTGTCACCAGCAATAGGAATCAAGCGATCCTCAGAACCAGCGGTGGCGTTACCTCTTTGTGCTCTGATTTTATTGCTACCTGCTTCATAGGTATTCTCGATGAATGCACTCTGCTTGAGTAGATCATCAATACCTTCTCTTGTTACAGAGTTCTTGAAGTCGTTGACGGTAACTAGACCGTGAACGTAGTTGTCTGCAGCAGAGAATGCAGAAGGTGGATCGATTAGACCTGCGTAGTAGTTCTTCTCTTCATTAGATGTACCATTATTTCGGAACCAGAGAGGATCGTTCTTATAGTTGAGAGGATAGAGTTTACTGACTGGTTGAGAGAACTTAAAGTTACGGAAGTTATTGCTGACTCCAGCACCTGTTGGGAATGGAGAAACGTTACCACGTAGGCAAGTTAGATAGTAGATACCATCTTGCTGACCAGCGATACGTCTCTGTAGGGTTTCATAACCGAAGATGTAGAATGTATCTTCGATAATGCCCGCATCTTTGACGCTATCAACATAGTATTCAACACCAGCACTATCAGTGATTCTATCACCAGGGGTGATGGTATAAACGTTAGCGCCGTTTTGCTTGTAATAATACTCTGGGAAATTTTTTCTGATATGAGTCTTCAGAGGTAGGGATTTGCCCATGTCCTGATCCTCAAGCATGTCAGCAAATACAGTGATGCTGCCTTGCGTTTGCTTGAATGTAGTGGTGCCAAACTCACTGTACTCTAGAGTGCCATTACGGATACCCTTGATGATGAGATAATGCTCACCATTGACAGTGTAGTATGCATGGATATTGCAGTTACCAGAAGAATTGCCTTCAAATCTAGCATAGTTGGTATCACCTGCTTGATTGTCCGCTTTATCAGTTACGAATGCACCACCCTGAGGAGCAGTAATCTTAACTGTGGTGAGAACTTCGTTTCTCAGTCCAGGGAAGTTTTTAGTATCAATACCATGGTCAAAGACCGTGAGTTCTAGATACTCAATTGTCTCATCGATAGCATCTGGGATGTAACGAGCAGACTGAATGGTTGCCTGAACACCAGATGCAAACTTAGCAAACTCACGATACTCAACACCAACTTCTTTTCTGAATGGATCATAGAGAGCATCTTGATCGAATCCAGCAAGTTGTGATGCAGTTTGACCGATAAATTCACCTGGGTTCTGCTTGTTCTCAAAGCGAGCACCATATACTGTGCCAGTTACAGGCTTCAGTACAATCTTCTGAGGTACAAGTTTACGGGTGTCGTCAGTTCTTGTCTTGAGAACAAATCCATTGATAGGATCTCTTGCGTTCTCCAAGTAAGAAGGAATGACATAACGTAGTTTGTATGTTCTATCATCCTTATCTCTGTCATCCTCCAGACGCTCATACCACATGTCTGTGGATCTCTGTCTGTCAGAGTAATCAGACTGACTAATTCTCCAGAAGATATTGTCGTTGAGGGCAGACTGTGGTTGAGCAGAATCATCTCTACAGTTGATGTACCACTTACCAGTAGAAGTAGATCCATCAGTAAATGCTGGGTCAAACTTCATTGGTGTTCTACGCTTGTTAGCGAAGACATCAAATGTTACACCACTTTGTCCAGCAGCAAACGAGATTGGATTTACATTTGCTCTTGCATCTGCTGAAGTCTTGTGAATAGAAATGATCTTAGGAGACTGATAGCGAACGTAGAATTCAACATTTGGATTGATTCTACCGAAGTTACCATCAAGAGGATCAGTTACAGCGACCAGTGGGTCATTAATGTAACTTTGGGAGATAAGTGGCAAGTTACCACCTTCTGCTGCTCTGATGAATACCTTCTGGGGTGTTACACCATCGACAGGAATATCAAAGACGTGTGCTACTTCTGTTCTGATTCTATCAGAAGACTCAAGAGAAGATGTGTATGCATGTAGATCATAGGACTCATCTAGAATAAACTGATAGATGTCAATCTCAACATCTCTGTCGATGCTATCAGTCTCAGAAGCATAGATGTATGTACCTGCTGCTGCATTCTCAGGAGAAGTTGCGAGCATCAGTGTTGTAGTTGCTTCACTATTCCAGAAGGTAGTGCCCGCATAGTTTTCAGGAGCAGTGAATCTACCAGGAGCGATTACATAGTAGGTTCTGTTTGTCTCGAAACCATTAGGTAGTCTGACAAGACGCTTGTCAACATCAACATACTTACCTGTAACTGGATCAAAACGTGGACGTGGAACCAGTCTGACGGGTGTACCTGTCTCCCAATTGTGTGGGTTGGATGAACCACCACCAGTATCAATGGTGAATACAGTTGCTCTCTTAGAAAGAACAGTTGTGTCTACAGTCTGCTCTTGTCTAACAACCGTGCCAAGACCACTATTAATAATGGTAGTAATGACACCAATCAGTTGAGCAATTGCATTTGCAGTTCCCTCACACTCCCTGTAGTTCTGGGAAGTTAAACTATCAGCGATAACATCTGGGAAGACTTCTACACCACCCTGAGTCCATCCAGATTCAGGTCCAACCAAGACAGTGTTTACATCAGTGTCTGCCCATGCACCTTTCTCTAGTCTAAAGTGTAGATTGATGTTACCACTGTTGGTCTGAATAGCATTTACTGGACTACCATTTTCCAGTCTAGATCCAATAGTTCCCAATCTAATTTGAGTACCGTTTACAATTTCTCTAACATAAGCTCCTGCGGGAATGGTAGAAATGACTTGAGTAATTGTACCACTATCAGAGAAGTTAAGTAGACCTTGGAGAGCTGGTTGCTCTGCCGACCAATCATAAGATGCTGCATCATATTCAGCAACAGACATACCAATTACAATACCACGAGTGTCACCAACATCTACGATGTCAGAACCAGCAGTAGTAGAGCAATTATATGCAAGGAAGTCGAAGTTTCTCATGGCAGCAGTTGCCAACTGTCCGACGTAATCCCATGCATCCAGGGTCTCAGTCTTCTCACCATCAATGTAAGTGAGGTTGTTACCAACATAGTATGCTTCGCCTGCCTGAATGCTGTTGATGTTACCACCAAGTCTCAAGTCATTGACAACAGCGTCAACGATGTAGGAAACGTCACGGAAGCACTTCGATGCTTCATTATTGATTATGAAGTCGCCTTTGTTGAGTATAGGTAGACCAGCAAGAGAACCTGTACCGATTGCATCGGTAAGGATATCAAATAGGTTCTCAATGGTGGAACGAACGTTAGCACAATCCCAGAGACCATTAGATAGTGGTGGGAGATCGTCTAGATTGCCAGCGAGAAGTGCATCACAAAGAATACCAGTTAGAGTATCGATGGTTGCTAGAACATCCGAGCAATTACCTAGAGTATATACAGAAGGTTGATATGCTCTTGCAGCACGAGGATATGCGTGCTCAGTCTTATAGTTGTCCTTACCACACTTGAAGGCAATAGATTCAGTCTTCACCTTGACCTTAGTGCCAACAGGTAGACTGTGAGCACCAATAGTGAGTACAACATCACCAGATGCAGGATCATAAGTTGCTGCAGTTACATCCCATTCAACTAGAGCAGATGCACCAACATTAATTGTGATGCTGTAGTCAGTTACAGCAGTTGGATTGACATTCTGTCCGACAATGGAATCAGATCCAGGACGTGGATATACATGGTCGGCAGTGAAGTCGTCCATGTCACACTTGAATGTGAAGGAGTTGTCGTCAAGAGATAGTTGATCACTGGTAGTTACACCGTGTGCTGCACCAAAGTACATCACAAAGTCACCAGTTACTGCATTGTAAGTTGCATTAGTTGGAGTTAGTTGAGGACCATTGACAACGTTGACTGCACCAGCAGCAGCACTTACAAATCTGTGTAGATAGTTGCCACCAGATACTACTGCACCAGCAGTTGCTCTGGAGAATGTATGTGGATAGAGGTGAGTAGAGGTTCCTACATTGATAGTGATTGTTTCTGCAGTAGCAGCAGTGATGTTGACTGCTGTATCATATGCAGGGTCTGCAGTAGCACCAGTTGTTCTCTCTGCAGTTAGCGTACCAACGCCACCATCATTTCCAATTGCCTGAATGATGATACCAAGTAGAGTATCAACAGCACCTGCAGCAGAGCCACAGGTAGGTAGCAGTTCATCAATATCCCAGTCATCAACAATCGTAAGATCCTTAGTCTGGGTTAGAGTGTTGCCAGCAGAAACAGTTACGGTCTCGTTTCTTATAACTTGGATTGCAATGTTCTTGACTTCAGTGAAGACCTTAGCAGCTTCATCACGCTCAGCATCGATGAAGGTTGCTACTGCTTGACCATTGAATACGTTGGTGACATAAACCTTAGCAGCGTCATAAGTCTTGGAGTTACCACCAAACTTAACATCCCACATTACCTCTTCTAGAACGTCATAAACGTCGTCTAGGCAATCCTGCTTGGTGTTACCAGCAGAAGGAGTATAGAGTGGATATGCAGAGAGCATACGCTGATATGCTTCTTCAGCAATGAATTCCTTATTGGAAAGAACAAGGTTGTATGCATCAGCATGAATGTCAGATACAACAACAGGATCGCCAACCTGATCAAGTGTAATGGTTAGATCACGCTCATAGTATTGGTTGTTCGCTGCACGGTTCATTAGATCAGCAGCACGCTTGAATGCGGTGATAGCAGGTCCAACTTCATTGTCTACACCGTTGGAGATGAGAGCATTCTGTGCGAAGTATTCTTTAGTTGCTGCGATGGTGTACTCATTACCACCAAACCAGAGATCCTGTGCGATAGCATCAACAACGTGACCGATGTCTCTACGGCACTTGCTTTCGCCAGTCTTGAAGGAACCTTCATTGTCTGGTTGGTTCCAGATTCCACCATTAATGTTACCAGAAGCAATTGCATCTGTAACTAGATCTCCCAGTGTTTGAATTGCGCTCTGAACATCAGAACATGCTGTAGCATTTTGTCTATCGACATTACCACCAGCACCACCATACTCGGAAGCACCTTCAGTTACAGTAAGATCCTTATAGTATAGAGCATTGTATACTGCTTTTCTCATCTCTGCGATAGCAGCAGAGAATGCAGTTACGCTCTCTGCTTCCTCACCTACAAGACCATTGCTTAGTGGAGTTGTAGCGTTGGTAAAGTATTGTCTGGTGAATTCCTTGGTGTGTCTGTTACCAGCACAATACATGTCAACAGAGACAGCATCGATGAAGTATCCAATGTCTCTACGGCACTTAGTTTCACCGGGACCAGCAGATCCCTTATTGATCTCAAGTGGCATACCGTTGAGGTTACCAGCAGTGAATACATCCTGAACAATAGTGTTGAGGGTATCAATCGCAGACTGAACATCAGAGCAGAGTGCAGTCTGAGCATTGAACTGGTTATCAATGTTACCAGCAAATGTGATTGCATTGGTAGCAGCACTTACGAATGTATGTGCAGACTGTGGTAAATGATTGACAGCATTAGCAGTAGCACTTACAAATGTATGTGCAGATGTGTCAGAAGATGTACCTACATTGACTGTAATTGTAGTTGCAGTAACAGCAGTGATAGGAATAGATCTACCAGCAAAAGGATCAATACCAGGACGTGGATAAGTGTGCTGAGTTGCGTTACCATCTAGAGCACAAGTGAAGGTGAAGGAGTTATCGTCAAGAGTAATACCCTCTCCTACGCTTAGTGTGTGAGCACCAATTGTGATCTCCATGACACCAGTTGCTGGGTCATAGGTAGCATTAGTTGGACTAAACTCAACGTTAGGACCAGATGCACCGACATTGCAAGTGATAGTGTCAGCAGTTACAGCATCAATACGAATATACTTACCACCCCATGTTACTGTAGAAGATTGACCAGGAACAGTGTGCTGAGTGTTATTGCCGTCCATCGCACATGTCATGGTGATGGAGTTATTAGCAATAGCAATATGATCACCAACACTCAATCCGTGGTTAGCAATAGAGAATACACATACACCAGTTGCAGGATCGTATGTGACATTATGTGGAGTGAAACTCTTAGTTACCTGACCATATGCAGATCCTGGTGCATTGTCTGCAGTGATGGTTAGATCTTTTTCATATAGTTGATTGCTTACTGCTTTCTTCATCATCTCAGCAGCTTTAGCAAATGCAGTCCTAGAAGGACCTTCTTCACCTAGCAAACCATCAGAAATTTGTGTGGTTGCGTTCTCAAAGTATTCTGCACAGAACTTCCAGGTGTACTCGTTACCATTAATGAATAGGTCAAGTGCTAGAGCATCTACAAAGTAACCAATGTCTCTACGGCACTTAGTCTCACCAGGACCAGCAATGTAGGAGGTCTCAGCAGGTAGACCAGATAGGTTACCAGCGGAAATTTGTGTCGTGATGATATTGACCAGGGTATCGATTGCAGATTGAACATCATCACAAGCACCAGCATTGGTTCTGGAGATGTTTCCACCGCCACCACCATACTGCGCTGGACCTTCAGTAATCGTGAGATCTTGAATGCTGAGCTGGTTAGCAACAGCAGCACCCATTAAATCGCGTGCTTGGTTGAATGCTTCAATCGATGCAGTCTCTTCACCCTGTAAACCACCAGAGATCCAGTTTTGTCCAGTACCATCGAAGTATTCAGAGATAAACTTACGGGAATACTTGTTACCACCAACAAACAGGTCAAGTGATACAGCATCGATTAGGAAACCAATATCACGCTTACACTTATCACCAAAAGTATTACCACCATTGCCATCATAGTTTGGATAGATAGCAAGCATATTTGCATATGCTGTAGTGACAATCTCAGTCTTGTTCTGCTGGATCAAACGATATGCGTCAGCATATCTAGAACGCTCATCGGTTTGTTGATCACCTGGGATATGGAAATCAGGATGACCGATAGCAATCTGTGCTAGTGCAGTATCAACAATCTGATCTTTATTCTGCTGAATGAGACGATATGCATCAGCATATCTGGATCCACCATCGGTTGCTGCGTCACCAGGAATGTAGAAATCAGGATGATTTAGTGCGATCGATGCAAGTGCCTTATCACCAATCTCTTTGCTGTTACGGCGGATTAGACGGAATGCATCAGCAAGTCTAGACTGATCATCAGTTTGTTGATCACCAGGAATGTAGAAGTCAGGATGATATACACTGATCTCTGCCAGTGCTGCGTCGAGAATGAAATCTCTATTGGCGACAATTCTGTTACGAGCATCCTTGTTTCTGCCAGCAGGATCTTGTTTCTGCGAGACATCAATGGTTACGCCATTGGTTGTTAGTCCTTCTTCTTCTGCTGCAGAACCAGTGTAACCAGCATTAATACCATATGTTGTTAGTTCGCTGTTAGCATCAGGATCATATAGATCTGCTTGTACAGTCAACAGGTTAGCAATTGCTTTCTTACAAAGATCTCTTGCTCTATTGAATGCAAAGATTGCGGGATCTTCTTCACCAACCAGACCATTGCTGATTGGGTTACCAGAACCATCAAAATATCTTCTGGTTGCCTCAATAATATTAGCGTTACCACCATCTCTGAGGTCTTCTGCAACTGCATCGACAATTAGACCGATGTCACGCTTACACTTATCACCAAAGGTGTTGCCATTATTACCATCATAGTTGGGGAAAGTCTGAAGCATCGATGCATATGCTGCATCAACAATCTCTTGGCGGTTAGCAACGATTAGGTTACGTGCGTCGAAGTAACGGTTACCAGCAGGATTTAGACCAGGATTGACATAAGAAATGTTCTGGAGTCTAGGATACTTTTCTAGGATATAACCGAAGACTTCCTCTTGCATGAAGCGACGGTTAGACTCAATGAGGTTAGCAGCATCAGCATAGACACTGTTAATTACACCACCAGATGGGTTGAGGATAGAACCCTTTGCAACATACTTGACGAAACCAGTTGGTTCTAGGGATGCTTCAAACAGATTGTCTGTTCCAGGTGCTGGATCCAGTTTGACATATAGTTTATCACCAGACTTAGCACCAATTCTGTAACCATCAATGGTAGCAGCAGGTCTAGTTCTAGGATCAGAGATCTCATCACTACCTAGGAATAGTTTGGTATAGTTACCACTAGTCTGTAGAGTACCTTGAATATCAATAGTATAGTAGGCAATCTTCTTAGTGTTTGCCTGTGTATCTTCTACCTTTCTAGGTGGAATGATGTGAGTAATGTAACCACCCTTATCTTGGTTGAAGGAGAATCCTTTGAAACCAATAGCGTGCAGTGAGGTGTTACCAAAGTTGGAGTTAGAGTTGGTGATAGACATGTCACCACCCGACTCCATCAGGAAGTGATCAGCGAAACCAACAGCGAAGATCGAAACGTTCTGGATGAATGCGTCTTCAGATGCACGGACGTGGAAGTTTCTCCACTCATCCTTCCAGTAGGAATCACCCTTGGTATGGTAAGGAACTGTTGCAAATGCGTCAGTTAGTGATGCTTGGTTCCAAGTGTTGGTGTATTCGTCATAACGAATGAACGCTCTATCGTCTTTCTGGAGCGAAACACCCGTGTACTGAGCGATAACCATGGATTTGAATCCAGTGGCTTTCAGACCGTTTGCCCAGATTCCGCAAATACCCCATGTGGAGCGGATAGATACGTTGAAAACGTAAGGAGATGCGGACTCAACCGAGTCAACTTCCGCAAGAGTCTGTGCGTTCTGACCTAGTGCAGGAGTCGTATCTACACTAACAACCTTCCCTGAGGTGATGTTAGTTCCAATCGCAGTAGCAACAAATGGTACTTCATAAGTAAACTTACGAGCATCATTCTGATCAATAGATTTAATCTGGAAGATACCCTCCAATACATCATCAATCTCAGTGTTAGCGATAGCAACGAACTGACCTTGGAAGTATCCATGGTCTACCTTGGTTGTTACTTCAATCTCAGAAGTAGAAGCAGGGATGCTAGAGTCAGTTGTGTTATCGGTAATCTTCAGACTCTCAATAACTCTAGAGTCAGATAGAGGACCAACAATTCTGTTCTCTTGGACTCTCAGATCGAATTCGCCTGGGTCATCGATTGTTGGTTGATATGCAGAGAATGCCTTAGCAATCTTTCTGTAGAAGATACCTAGTTCTTCTGTATCTGCATATTCAAATACAGTTAGTTTGTGGTGAGAATAGTTAGGTGCTGCTTTCTTAGTGAAGTCAGTAGGATCATAGTAAACCTCACCAGTTCCTGCTGCAGTATTATACAGAGGAGACTCGGATGTAGTTTGACCATCCTTGATGGTGAACTGCCAGAAGTAACAACCACCAGTTACGTTGAAGATAGCAGAACGAGGAATCTCACGTTCCGTTGTTGCAGGATCAGGAACATAGAGAGGACGAACAGTGGTTCTACGAAGGTCATAACCGACGAGGGATGAACCTCTAGGGATGATAGCACCACCCTCGGTATTGTTAAACTTCCAGTAGATGTTATCAGGGTTGGAAAGATCTAGGATGCTGTCATCAGTCCATGCATTTGTTCCTTGATCAAAACCAAATACATCAATACCACTAGTATCTGCAAGACCAGGGCGGTTATCAATGTAGTGGATACCTGGCATGAGCATGACCGTAAACTGGTCAAATCTATCGTTGCCAAATCCAGGTAGATACGAATATCTTGCGATTTCTAGGAAAGCACGCTGGATGCTTTTGAATGGTGTTACAGGTGAATTACCTCTATTGGATAATGCATCTGTTGCATTGAAATCATCAGGAGAAACATAAAGATACTTACCAGTCTTCGAGCTGATAAGGTTATCCAGACGTGTTAATGGCATGATTATTTTGACCCTGCGGTGTAAACTTGATCCTCGGATTTATTTATACGCCTGGTCTGTACCTATCTCCCATGATAAGCATTTTGACTATCTCCTTACAACAGAGATAAATGTATCCGAATTGTTCAGACCATGTACAATCGCCTTTCATAACTCCTCCACCTGGGCTCGAACCAGGGACATAGTGATTAACAGTCACTCGCTCTACCGACTGAGCTATAGAGGAATGTATTCGCTATTCGAAAATAGCGAATGGAGAATAGGAGACTCGAACTCCTGACAGCCTGCTTGCAAAGCAGGTGCTCTACCAACTGAGCTAATTCCCCAAGGTGGGTCGGATATGATGATCCCGACCCGTATGATAGACAACGCCTATCAAAGCCCCCGATCTGATTCGAACAGACGACCAGCGGTTTACAAAACCGCTGCTCTACCACTGAGCTACAAGGGCATACAGGGCATTACTGCCTCTTGAATTTGAATGCTCCCCAGTTCGAACCCCACACTTTCTCGTGAGTTTCAGCATTCAACCCTTTGTCTAGAACTTGATAATCTTCTTCAGAGAGGATTACTTCGTTAGCAACATAGGTTTTAATTCCTTGCCAGTCCACCCAACAATTACAGGTTGAAGTTCCGCCTTGATAAACTTTGTTTCCAACCTTCTTCATAAGAATATCACAACCTTCGCGGTAAGTCAAGATCTTATCGGAAATCCATTCTAAGTTCTTGCATTGTGCAAAACGTTGTGCGTCTAAGATCTCGTAATTCTTGAGACGATAACCATCTCCCTCTTCCACAACATCAATAACAAACTGACGATAGGGACGATCGAGTTGGTAATTGTATGCTTGCTCACCGTAAATACGGTTTTCTCCAATCAAACGATGAGAGACTCGGATGTGTGCATAACGAGTAGGGTGTGATTGTGCTTGTACTTTGTTTGCAAAAGTACCAACCAACAACTCAATAAATTCACTCATTCTGGTATAAGTTCTGGATTAACGAGATCTAATTCAAATAACACGGGATGGCATTCTTCAGCAATCAGATAATCAGAGAACCTGAAGATGTCTTCCATAGTATACTCTGGATTGATTGCACATTCTGACAATATCCACTTGTCTTCTTTCTCTTCCTTTTCAAGAATATCAAAAGCAAATGGAATATTCTCAACATAATACATCAGTACAGGTTCATTGTCAACAAAAACATGCTTTCTGGTGATTGTGTACTTGATTGCCATTTGTGTCAATGTTTCCTGTCATTTACTATTTAACAAGAAATAGGACGAGAGGGACTTGAACCCTCACGAATGTTACATTCAACAGATTTTAAGTCTGGTGCGTCTACCAATTCCGCCACCGTCCCTCAGGCAAGCACTAGAAGTTTTTTCTTCAATGCTTGACGACGTGCTTTTGCCTGACGTAATGCCTGGGGTTTCAGACTACGCTTCTTCTCTTTTTTAGAATGCTTCTGCCAGTTAGGAAGCGTAGTCATTGGTCTGCCTCAGTACCTAGTAATTATAGCATACTATTTAGGTCTTATGGGAGGTGTAGACAGTTTCGTGATTGACTGCTGTTTGATAAATGCTCGAAGTTCTGGGGTCTCTTCCCACTCCCAGATCTCTTCATGACCCTTGCTATCAATCTTCTTATAGGTTTTCTTAGTCATTTCTAATACCATCCATTACTTGTTGTAGGTCATCAGCACGTCCCCTATAGTAGTCAATCTCCTCAGCGAGAACGTCAAGGATATCGTCTACGATAACAGTAGGTTCTACATCGTCGTTGAAGTAAGATTTGATCGCTTCTGATAAGTAGCGTCGCCTATTCCATTCAACACTATAGGGTCTGTAGTTCATGATAAAAGGGTTTGCGTATGTGTATTGTAGAGGACTATCAGCAATTTGTCAAGTCAGACAAACATGCCTCTATCACTCATGTATTGTAATGCTTCTTTCATGCTACCGATATGTTTATATCCAATAGCAATCTGAGGATATGTTGCTTCTTCACCAAATTCTTTACGAAATTGATGATCTTCAAAGTGTCTACCCAGTTCGTATCTTTGGAAGTCAGTTATCCCTTCCAAGTTTTCTAGGAGTGCTGCCATACGCTCACACTCTTGACTGCCGTTACTGTAGATTACTGCTGTGGTCATTAGTCACGTTGTCTCCAATCATCAGGTTTGTCTTGCTTGAACCAGTCCACAATCTCGTCTGCACCTGAGAACCCTGTACAGTGATTAGATGGGTCGGGATCTCCTAGTCCCATCTTATTCATAAAATCATCCATACTGCCCTCCTCAATACCCTTAGACTGGCGTCTCGCTTTGTTCAACCAGTCTCTAGCAGTAGTATGTGCCTTGGCAAGTTTCTCTGCCCAGATCATGTCTTCTAGTTTTACTTCTTCATTATTAGCAATCCTCTTACAGATAAACTCCAATCGTAGTCTGTACTGAGTAGATAGCATAGTCCCCTCACTAACAGTGATATTTAGAATAAAAAAGGGGACCTTAAAGTCCCCCGTTATTATATCACATTATTTGTGAGGTCAGAAGGAATAGGTTACACCAACCTTGGTGCCATAACCGTTGTCAGCACCGTCGATGCCACCAGCGAAGGAGAGTTCGCCGTAAACGTCGAGTGCCTCGGTAGCAGCAACGCTACCATAGACCTTACCAGACAGAACGGTGTCAGATTCACCACCGTCAGTGACGACAAAGGAAGGGCCGATTTGAGCGCCGTAGGAAACAGCACCAGCGGATCCAGCGTAGCCTACGTGAGCGTCGGTCGTGGTTCCAGTGTAGTCCGAGCCAGTGAAACCAGAGTTTGCCTCTACGTTAACATAGGGACCTGCAAGGGCAGCACCAGGAGCAGCGAAAGCGACAGCTGCAGCTGCAGCAGCGAAAGCAGTTTTGATCATTGAAATTTTCCTCTTTGTTTTAAGTTACTTGCGGAGTGGTTACCCGCAGATGGTGGATTGAGTTTTCCCAATCGCATGAGAGTAATTTATCAAGGTTGTGAGGAAAAAACAACCCCCCTTGTGCCAGTTTTCGATACGGATAACCGATAAGTCAGATAACGCTGACTTATCAATTCAGTAAAACAATAGGTCCAGCAGACTTGACACTTGCTCCTAGAAGAGACTTAAGTTCAAAGTCTAGACCCTTCGCTTCGAACTTACCAGCAACACCAGCATCTGCAAATATACCCAGTGTTGCTTTGAGTGTCAACTTACCAACTGCTGTGGTTGTTACAATACCACCAGCAGTATTTGTTATAGCACCACCTGCTGTAGTGGTTACCGCTCCACCTGCTTTGAAATCTATGGTTGTAGCAGCATCCAAACCAACCCCTAGGAGTGCTGCCTTGACATTGAATGCCTTTGACTTATCTTTGATTAGAGGACTCTCTGGACGGAGTACACCACCAATTAGGTGCTCTTCCATGCCACCAACATTGACACAATAATCTCCTAGAATCTTATGATTCAGGTGTCCAGGACTAATAATATTAACACTGGCACGTGGATCAAATGCAAATTCTGTTTTCTCAGACACACCAAATATCATCTGTTGACCTAAGATGATATTCTTTTCGTTGATAGATGCTGAGTTAATTGAAGTTCCTGAAATTTCAACATCACTCTCAGATTGAATCTTGATAGATCCACCTTCAAGAACCAATTCTTCTGTTGCTACAATTCTAACCGTTTTAGCAATGATCTGTCTCTCAGCTCCTATAGTTTGTTCAATATAATCACCAGAGCATACAACAGATAGTGCTCTTTTTTCTTTAGTATCTGTTCCAAAGTTAAAAGACAGGTCAACTCTATCCATATAATCTTGCTGACCACCATATGCTTTGATGTTCAACTTACCACTACCAGATCCTCTATTAGGATCTCTGACACCTGTCATCAAAGTGATTGCTCCATCACCATGAAAAGTCATAGCGCCATCAGAATCCTTTGGACCATCAATGCATAGTGCTTGTGTAATTTTGTCTGGAAATTCTCTTTCGTAAATGGATGCTCTTGTGAGTCGTCCTTTTATAAGAGGGTTTACAGTTAGACCACCCTGTTCTTGTATTTCATCGGGAGTAGTTTGTCTGAATACACCTTCTCTTTTGATTGTGTCGTAAGTTTCCTTACTTGCCGCACTTACTGGTAAAGACATGTTTTAGATCTCCTACGGACAATCAACGTAACGACCAGTGCCAATCTTAGTAGCACCAACTGTAGATAGTCCATCAGTGTCTAGACATACCAAAGATGGCAACAATCTTGCGCCAGCTCCACCACCACCAATAACTTTCACTTCTGGGAATCCCTCAAATGTTCTTGTTCTATCCAACATTTTAGCACCAATAACAAACCCATCACTATTAATTATCGCTTCAGCAAGACCAGATTCCCCATTGACATAGACTTCTGGTTTATCTACATACCCAATTCCTGGTTTGATCATAGTGAATGTATCAATAATACATCTCTTTCCTGCATTCTCAGAAAGATTTTTCTTGTATCCAAATCCAGGAGAAAGAACGCGAATCTCTGTTAGATATCCCTCCTGATCCAAGAGTGCTGTTGCAGTTGCACCAAATCCGCTACCACCAATGAATACATATGGTGCTTCTGCCCATGGATCACCAGGATTGCTAATAGGAATCTCAATGATTCCCCCATTGTCATCAGTGATGACATCATCGATAACAATTTCTGGTTCTCTAAACTCTTGATAGAAGTTCTCTGGTTTATCACCAACACCTTGATCAAAATCTTCTAGAGTTTGTTCGTCCGAAGAAACAATCATAACTTCTGCAGATGCACCAGTATTGATCAAATTAAATCTAAGAGTTTCTTCTTCTTCGACGACACCATCTTCTTCAATTCCAATCGTAACTGTTGCTTTGCCTTCGACAATAGTCAAGTTTCCGTCAAGCTTACCACCAATAATATCTTGAGAATTTATATTTCTGCCAAGCAATCTATAGTACAGAATAGTTCCATCAGAGACGTTCTTTGTTCTAATAAAGAATTTGACAAATTCTCCCTCTTTACAAATACTCTTATCAGATGTGACTTCATATGTTTTTAGTCCAGATCCATCATCCACTAAGGTATCGTCATCAATGTCATCTGGTATGCCGTCGCCGTCACCATCTTCAATAAAGACTTCATTTTCAAGAATATCATCAATTCCTTTCTCTGGATTGACTGGAGTACCTAGGTAAGGATCATATTCTTCTTCATCCTTAACTTGAGTAATTGTTCCTTGTCCGATATTTTTGGTAAATCCAGACTTGATTCCACTAGATTCTCGTGGAGTGTTGAAGTCCAACTTGACATATACTGTTTCATCTTCTTCATCAACACTATCTACTAGAGTTTGAATCTCAATAGTTTTAGAAGTCTCTTTTGGTTGGAATCCTAAAATTCCATTTTCTGGGAAAAAATCATCTTCCGCAGTAGCAGTTCCTTTATCTAATGTCGTATATTTAACAGAAGATGCTTCGTCTAAGTAACCACTTCTGGTAACAGTGAAAACAAGTTTACCTCCCTCTTGTGCGTTGGGATCGTTAATACTATAAAATATTTTTGGAGTTGCCGCAACCGTTCCATCTCCCCCTGGTAAGGGAACTCCTCCCGTAAATCCAACAGAAGTCGTCTCTAGTGGTTTTCCAGTAAATGCATCCTCACATGTATACTGTGTGTAATCTGCAGGAGTATCTCCAAAAAGATCATCGATACCATTCAAAAGGTCATCTAAGAAATCATCATTCTTTTTATCTTTTGGTTTAGCTTCGCCATTGGTACAAACTTTCTTGTAGGTGCTACAAGTTCTATCAGGACCACTGCAAGAAATTCCAAGTAGTTTTAGAACAAAGTTGATTGCTTGTCCAATAATGTTTAGAGGCGCTGCAATTAGACCAAGAATATCTTGTAGAGGTCCAAGAATTTGATTAAGAAGTTCTGTAATCAACTCATTCATCTTGGAAATGATTCCATTGATTAGAGTATCAACTTGACATACTGCCATGCGATAGATTTGATTGACAAAACTCATCAACACATTTGTCAACCAATCTTGCAGTCTCTTACCAAGATCTGCCATCTCACACCCAAGATTCTTCAATGCATTATTGAAGAACTCTGTGACTGGTGTTAGGGCGTTACCCGTATCATCAACTCTTAGTAATGCTTTTACTAATGCATCAACACCTTGCTGTAGAAGTTTTTTGATATATCCCTTTACTTTGGCAACAAATTCAGTAACAACAAGAGTTGCTTTATTAATATATGTTCTTGCAGTAGCAATGACGCTATTTACACCACCAGTAACTTTATTGACATAAAAGTCACCAATGTTTCCACCACTACTCTGAATGTCAGCAAGTAATTGACCAATAATAGTCTCCATCTGTTGACCAAGGTTTGGGTCCTTACATTTTTCTGCTGTAAGTTGACACCATTGCTCTCTTTCAAGTCTTGCTTTGATTGCTGGTGCTAGTGGGATAGATTCCACACCATCAGCTCTGGTCTTACCAGTAGAGAGACCACTATTTGTACTTCTAGTTCCGTCTTTTGCTGTTCCTGGTGTAGTTTCTGTAGGTGGTGTTTCTGCTACATCAGCACCATCCTTATATGGTTCTACCTGATACTTTGCACTAGGTCCAGTGATGAACGTAGGTCTTGGTAATTTTGGTTGATAGAAAATCTTTGTAGCGCCAGGAGTGACGCCAATAGTACCCATAATCAGGGGCTTCTGCTTATCCTGATCTAGGTAAACACCAATGACCCAACAACCATCGGTCATCTGGTCTCCAGCACCAGCAACGTTCCCTGGCATGAAAGGAACGTTGGCAGGCATCATCACGCTTGCCCATGGCAATTTTTCAGATGGAAGAATAGCGGGATCACCTGGGTGATCTCCAACTATTCTAACTCTGTGTCTATATCCACCTTTATTGCCTGGTTCGTCTTCTGCAGATTTTTCAATCTGCCCAACCCACCAATTAAATCCGTCATGTCCGACGCGGTTTGTTGGAATCAGACGTGATAATGCCTCATCCATTCTTAGTTATCGTGCATTTTACACTCTGGTGCGCCTGGTTCTTGATCACAATAGAGCTCTAGTGGAGAAGGATCGTGATGATCTCCTGCCTCGATCTCTTCCTTGTGATGCTCAACATATTCTTCTAGATCATGCAGTTCGCCTTCAATATGACGACGCTGCTGTGGAGAGATCGTGGGATTTTCCAAGATCTTCTTATCCTCTTCAATATGCTGTTCGATGCTGTCCATGTGTAGTACCTCCTGTTACGTATTTAGTTACCGTGTGATGATGCGTCGCCTTTCATTCCAAAAGAATCTCTAACAAGGTACAAAGTAGTAGCAAATTTACCATTTGTCCCTTTGATTGCGTCATAATGATGAGATACAGATTTGATTAGATAAACTCCACTGCTCTCTCTATCAAATATTTCTTTACTCGCTTCTGCTTTTGGAAGTTTGCTCATCAATCTAATGTCAATTCTGTCACCCGCACAAATTCTGGGATTACCAGGGATCACAATTGAACATACTTGATTTTTGAGAATTTGATATCTGGCAAGTGATTGTGCCATGTAATACTTAGACCAGTCTGCAAACTTTGTTGGTTTGTCAGCCTTGTCCGATGGTTCTGGGGATGCCACTCCAGGTTCGTTATACCATAATTCATGATCGATCAACATAGACATAATTCTAGTCGGATATTCCGAAAGTTCTTTGTTTTGTACTGGAATTAAATCTAAAGATTCTTGACCGCCTAAATGTGCCATGTTGTCATATGCATTTTTCAAACTGTAGACATATTCTTCATACTGTCCCGTTGATATATTGAAAAATGTAATCAGAGAGGAATACTTTCCTTTTCTAAGAGACTCCATCATATTGATTTCACTAGCAAATTGTGCTTCTAGGATATTAAATCTGGTATCACCAGAACCCTCTACATTTCCTTGCTGTTCAATATACGGTCCCCAAGTTTCAACTCCCCACTTACTTCTGGTTTCTTTGAGTTTATCTGAGTAAAGTTTACTCTTGGAGTCAGCACATAGAGAATCAACGGAGAAGAAATTATATCCCCTGAAAGTCTCCCAGAAGAAAAATCCACCAGATCCTTTTATTGATTTTGCTGTTGTTTTTGGTGCAGTACCGCTAGATGATTTAGTTTTGTTCTGTCCGTAGTCTCCCTTAGAACTTACACATTTTACTGCAATATCACCAATGATGTCAAATGGTCTCCTCATATTTCCTAGGAGTTGAACATCAAACAATGACTTCTCGGAATAAATTGGTTTCTTTGTTCCCAAATCTTTAGTCAGAAGTGTTCCCATAACATCTTCTGGATTTCCAGACATGTTTCTTGGTATTCTAGTTAGTTCGTTCTGCAGTGCTTCTGCAGAAATCAAACTCATCGTATAGTATTGCTTATTCTGTCTTACAAATCTATTACTAATTTGCCAGATAACAAATTCATATTTGAATGCGTCAGTCTCATTAATACACTGCACATCGATTTGAACTCTTTCTCCACCTTTGATTGGTGGATTTGTTCCATTGCCATTGAGCAAAGAAGCACTATCAAGAATCTCCAACTCTGCTGACACGAAAGGAGCAGTTACATCTTCGCCGTAGTTGAAACTTAGAACCAATGGTGTGAAAGGAATTTCTTTTCCCTTGTGGGGGAACAGTATTGCTTTCAGTAACTTGAATTCTGTGGGATTAGCAGGAGTATTCATAATTATACTAAACTCTTGAGATGCAATGTACTAGCAAACGTAAGTGATCCATGATTTGCCATACCAGCGGTAGCAAGACCAGCAGCAAATCCTTCCATTCCAGATGATTGACGCGTAGTTCCCAGACTACCACTTTGAATTTGCGCTGCTAATGCCATTAGAGCAGCTGCTATTTGAGAATTTCCTCCATTGGTTGACTTGAATTGTGCATTTTGCGTAACAGCAGAGACTGTTAGTGGATCATTGACAGCAGCATTACTCGTAGGAGAAACAGTAGTTGGTGAAGATGCAGATTCAAGTGAAGCAGTTCCTTGAATGCTAGCACCATCTAGTGCTTCACCTGATGGTTTGGCGGTGTCTCTAGATCCAGACATTCCATGTCCGACAAATGCAGTAAATCCAGAAATAGTACCACTTATACCAAATCCATCACCCCTATCTCTGACACCATGAACACCTAGTGGGAATTTGAGTCCTTTTCTGCCAGCAATATCAATACCACCAAAAGATCCACCACCTGCACGTGCAGCGTGAGCTTTTTGCTCACGTTCGATCATCTTCCTCAGTTCTTCATCAGAAGGTGGATTGTTGGGATCAACAGTCTCATTTGCATTAGTAAACGTAAACTGCTCCTTATTTCTAATTAGTCCTTTGGCAACAGCAAATGCTGCTTTTCTTGTTTCAACTTTTCCTTGTGGTTTACCCCATAGAGCAGTCTCTGGTCCTAAGTGGAAGTGATCTCCACGAGAATTGCCAGTGTTTCCTTGAATGAAACTTCTAGTGCGACTAGCACCTTCTCCACCACCCGTGTTAGGTTCGGGTTTTGGCATGAACTCTTTTAAAGATTTGTTCAGTACAGCTTCCTTTGCTTCCTTTGCTTTTTGATTAGCTTGATTAGCTCTAGCTTGAATGAACTGCTGCGATGCAGCACCAGTGAAAAGTTGAACAGACTTATAAGTCTTTTCTCTTGCCTTTATAGCTTCTTTATCTAGAGCTTCTTGTTCTTTTCCTTTCTCCGTACCAGTTCCTGCCCATCCAAGGAAGTCCCACCATGCTCTACCAGTACCACCACCAGTGCCGCCAGAGTTAGCAGCAGTGCCAATTTCTGCTACATCTTTCTTACGATCTAGTTGAGCATCAAGGTATCCATCACCCATTGCTTTGAAGATTTTCTTCGCATCTGGACCTTCAGTAGAGAATGTCATCTCTCTACCATGGTGCTTAACTGGATATCCTTCGATTGGACCATCAGTGATGCCACCACCTTTCATTTGTGGCATTGTAGCATCACGTGCCATCAATGCAGCGTCAAGTCCTACAGATGCGGCAGTTCCCAGACCAGGAATTAAACTTGCTCCACCAGAAGCGAGTTCCAGACCAGCACCAGTCAGATCCCCCGCCATTGCTCTTTGACCAGCAAACAAGGCACCAGCAAGGAGACCAATCGCTGGGATTTTCTTCAGTGCTGCTTTTCCAAGACCTTTTCCTAATCCTTTAGCAAGACCTTTACCACCAATAGCGAGAGCAGATCTTTGTCCTATTCTTCCAAGTCCTCTACTGAATACACCCCTACCTGTTTTTAATGCTCCTCCAATACCTCTTCCTGCTCCTCTAAGAAGACCTCCTCCACCGCCGAGAAGACTCATCAACCCACCACCAAGTCCACCAAAACCTTTAGGTTTAGCAAGTTTAGTTGGATCTAGTTGACCACTTTGATCATCAAAGTTTGTCTGTGAAGCTGCTAGGAGAGCTTGCTGACGATCAGCAAGTTTCTGCTGCTCATCCTTCTGTCTCTCAAATAGTTGAACTTGATTTCTAATCTGCTTTTCTGCTAGAGCAGCATTAAGTTGACCTAATCTAGAAAATCCTTGTGAAGTGATAGCAGAAGAACTCTGAATCGCTTGTACAGTATCTTGTGAAGATTGAGTGATTCTAAGTTCTACAAATTTCAGTGCTTTTACAATATCACTGATTTCTGTTGCATTGACATCGATAGCACCCGACTGAAGTGCTCCCATCGATGATCCGCCACCCAGTCCAGGACCAGGCTCAGGAGGTAAAATTTCTGGATCAATAGCGCCTGCAGGAGCAAGCAAATTAGATGTTTTCTCTAATGCTCCACCAAGAGAAACAAATCCAGGTGATAATGCTGGAGTTTCATCTACAGAAACACCAACTTGCTCAATTGGTTCTGATTCTAGAGATGCAACTCTAGCTAATGCACCACCAGTTACAGGAGTAGTAGGAATTTGTTCAGAATAACTGTAATCAAATCCACCCCTAAAACGACCCTGTTGGGTTTTTGTAGGGTCTCTTCCGTCTGAGGGATCACTCTCAAATCTACCCCTAGTTCTAGCAATTCTGTCACCACCAAAGGTGGATCCTAGTGCTCTTTTAAAAAAATAACCTTTACCAACACCAGCCTCCTCTAAACTGGTGTTGTTTTCTTCTGCTTTCTTAGACGCATATGCACGCTCTCTGCGTGCCATGTCAGATGCCTTGCCAATTCGCTTTGCAATGCCACTAACGATAGCACCCGTAAAGTTACGTTCTTTTCGTAGATCTGTTGGGTTTAGAAATCCATGTGCCATTATTGTGACGCTTCTGCTTGTTGTTTTTGCTGTTCCAGATATTGCATAAGGAGACTAACATAAACTTGTCGCTCCCAAGGCATCATATTTTCAATCTCTGTCAAGCTATATTTATGGTACTACATCAAAGCAAAGTTAGTTCTGAAATACCCTTCCAAAGTATTATGGAAGAGTGCTATCCGAAAAAACTGGTCAATCCCGAAATAACGACTTTATTTTCAACTCCAGTGTTTGGATTTGTTATCGTAATGACATGTTCGAGTCTAGGAGTCGTTTCAAAGAATTTTTGAATTTTCTCAAATTGGTTATTTGTCAATCCTTCTAAAAACTCACAAAACTCTTTTTTGGTAGTTGTAGAACTGTCATATACATCCTCACCATCGTATAGTTGATCAATACAACCAGCAATTGCCTCAATAACCTCATTTGCACCCATTCTCTTCTCAAGAATGGAACTAGACACAAATTCTTTGAATGAAGGGTATTTCATAATCAGACCCATAGTGTCAGACAACTCAATCTTGTTACTATGGTCTTCTGGTTTAGAAACCTCAACATCATTCAAATTAAGATTATAGCGAACTTGCGTTTCTCCGTCATCTTCGCAAGTAACGTTCAATTCGACTACTTCGCCAACAGAAGCAGATCTAATTTTTAGGAAAATGTACTCTAAATCGAAAATTGCCAAATCTTCGACTTTAATGCGTGATTGAACGCATCCTTTGATGAGAGTCTTCATAGCACTCTCAATTTCTTTTTCATCTTCTCCTTCTAATGCCAAAAGAAGCAATTTTTCTTCTCTGACTACAAATGGGCGATATTTGATTTTCTTGCCAGTAGAAGGAATTTCCAACTCATAGGTTGGAAGAGATACTTGTGGTAATGCCATTATGTTCAGACCAGATCATATGTATATTTAGCTCGACTTTTAGAACCAAAAATTAGCGGGAAAAATTTTCCCACTTTTATGGAATCGAAAAGTCAATTTCAAGATTGAGATTCACGCGCACGACGCTGTGCAAATTCTCTAGGACTCTCACCAGGGCGTCGCTCAAGTGTTTCTGCTGGTGGTGTTTTTGCTGCTGGAGCAGGTTTCGTTGGAGTTGGTTGAGGTAACATCCCACCAGGAACTCTTCTTGTCCTGACTTGACCGAATGGGGTCAAATATTGCTCTTCGATTATACCACCACCAACGTCTGCTCTTCCAACAAGTGTACTTCCAGGAACAACAGCACCTTCCATATCTTTGACATTTCTTACACTTAGTTTTTCAACCGTGTGTCTCTGATACTTGAATTGTGCAGTTACTCTGGTAACCTGTGCTTGTCCAAATTGCAGAGGAACAGAGTCAATTGCAAATGGCCATGCTTTATGAAGGATATACTTAATTGACTGCCTTTGTGTATCTCCCGTAGGACCTCTCTCAGTTTTTATGATTTCAATGTCACATGCGTATTGATGTCTATATTTGGGATATGTTCTTCTAGCTTCACTGCCTTGATTTTGCTCAAACCACATTGAATCATACCAATCAGTAAGAATCTTTAGTGCCGTCATGTCCGCGTCACACATGAATCCCAACTGAACATCCGTAAAAACTTTAGTATGTGGATAATCTACGATTCCAAGTCCAGTATGTAAACCCTTTATGTTGCCCGTATCAGTATTAATGTTTGGTAACTGCGCTTCCTCACAGAATAGTTCAATAGTATCAGTATAGTTCGTATATCCGCTTTTTATGACCTCTGGTGGATTAATAAGTCGCACAATAAAACTATTGGAGAACGCCATTCCCCCATTTGCTCCAATTGCACCCATGATTTGATGTAGAGTCTTTCCTGAGGACACGCTAAATATATACGTTGGAACAACTATATTTATGGCGTACTCTGGGCATTATAAACCTATACATCCCGAGAAGTACCGTGGCAACCCGACAAATATTGTTTATAGGTCGCTATGGGAACGAAAGTTCATGGTGTTCTGTGACAATAACCCCAGTATACTACAGTGGGGTAGTGAAGAGATTGTCATACCATACAGAGCACCTGATGGTAAATTGAGACGATACTATCCAGACTTCTACATTAAGGTTCGTGAAACATCTGGTAAGATCACCAAGTATATCATTGAAGTAAAACCCAAGAAACAAACACAACCACCGAATGACAAAAATAAACGAACTGCCGCATACCGTAATGCTGCTCTAACTTACGCTAAGAACCAAACAAAGTGGTCCGCAGCGCGTGAGTATTGTGAAGACAGGCAGATGAACTTCTTAATACTTACCGAAGATCACTTAGGAGTATAACAATGGCAAGCGGATTTGCGTCCATCCAGCGCAACACAGTAAACAAGGACCCAGGATACAAAACACTCTTTGAAAGAGTAACAAACAAGACAGGCGGAGAGAAGAAATCTCTCAGTTGGTATAGAAATGCTGTCAAACAAGAAGCAATTAGTTACAAAAAGAACTTCAACAAATATATTTTAGACGAACGTAAAGATCGTGCTGGTGCTGCTAAAGAACAAGATGCAAATGAACTACGTAGGCACACTGTAGCAGGACATCTATATATGTTTGAATACAAGGCAAAGATGAAATGGTTGCCTTACTATGATAGATTCCCACTTGTCTATGTTATCAAAGCAGCAGGCAAGGATGAATTCTGGGGTGCAAACTTACACTACATGTCTCCAAAGAAAAGAGTGATTGCTACCAAGAAATTATTGAATGGTAGAATCGACATTCCTAAGAGATGTTTTCATAAATACCTAACAGCACACGTAGACGGTTTATTTCTAGATCTTGCTGCTAGTGAATGGGATACTGCTATCTTGCTCCCAACCGAAGATTATGTAAGAGATCTAAATGGTATGGTCTTTCCTATCGATAGAAAAATTGTATGGGAAGAGACTGATGAGAATTTCTACGACAAAATCACTGGATCGAGAATGATTAGAGGTTACGGAACAAAACAATCTAAGGAGATGGCTAAGTAATGGATGATCCAAATCGTTACAGTGGCAGTCCAACGGCACAACCCGTAGACCCTGCAGGAACTGGTTATACAGAAGTAACGTTTGATCCATTAACTGGAACGTTCTATGGCAATACACCTACCATTGGTGGATGGGGCAATACACCTACCATTGGTGGATGGGGTCCAATCACCAACCAAGGAGATCTCAACAAGCTCAGACAAAAGAATAAAGATGCTGTCAAGAAAATTTATGATGATCACGCTGTAGCTATTGAAACACGTGAAATAGAAGCAGAGAAAGCAGCAAAAGATGCTCGTGAAGCATCCAAAATAGATATCATGCAGAAACTGGGGAATATTTCTGCCCCACGAAAAGCACCAAATGTAACCACGTGCTATAGATATCCTATGCCTGATCCTGAAGCAGGAGAAGGAGGACTTGGTGCTAGTGACGATTATGTCTTGTTTGAGTTCTTTAATTATTCACCACCATTCAGCAAAGAAAAAAATGGTAGTAATATTACGGATACAGGGGATGTAAAATTTGAGGCACAATTTGCATACAACCAGACAGACTATACACCAGCTGGCAACCCTATTATCATGTATGTTCCAGAAGATATTTCTACTGGATACAGAGCAAACTGGGAGGGAAAGAACCTCAGCACTCTTGCGACCGATGGTCTGAGAGCAATGGCACAGAAAGGATTTGGTGATAAAGCAGCGGGTGCCGTTCAAACAGCAGCTAACTTTGCGAACAGACTAGGACCTCTCATTGGTGCCGCCACTTTACAAGAAGCAACCACAAGATTAACTGGAGATACTCTATCATACAATGATATCTTTGGTGGTATTTCTGGTGCGATCATGAATCCAAACACAGAACTACTGTATGGTGGTCCTCAACTGAGAAACTTCACACTGAATTTCAAGTTGTATGCAAGACATGCAGCGGAAGCAAACCAGATTACTGGAATCATACGTCAATTCAATGAAATGATGCTACCAAGTATGGATCCAGGTGTTGTTATGGGATTCAACAAAAATGATAAGAACGAAGGAATCAGATTGGGATTCATTGGTGTTCCAAAACTAGTACAAGTTACATACATGCATGGTGGAAAAGAGAATGTACATCTACCAAGATTCAAGATGTGTGCTCTAACTAATATAGATACAAATTATACTCCAGATGGAGCATACTCAGTGAGATACGATGGAAGACCAGTTGCACATACACTGTCTCTTTCATTCCAAGAAACAAAAGTATGCTTCGCTGAAGATATCGCCTTAGGAAACGTCCGATAATGTACTTCTCTCTACTACCAGACATCAGTTACGACGAAAAACCAATTAGTTATCCTTTCTCATCATCTGATAGAAGGACTGCTAAGAACTTCTTTCGTAGATATAAAGTAAATGATGATGTGTTTTCTAACGTTGTCTTCTTTGAGAAGTATAGCGTGAAAGAAGGACTGAGACCTGATCAGATAGCAGACATTGTATACGGTGATCCATTCTATGACTGGGTAATTCTTCTAATCAACAACATGATCAACGGTTCTCATGACTGGCCGAAGACTAACTACGAAATCTATAAGATAGCAGAGGCAGAGTATGATGATCCATACTCAGAGATCCATCACTATGAGATCAGAGAAAAGATTGGACCTTATGCTGCTGGTCTACGTGTAGATGAGACATTTTACAATGGCACACACAAATTAAACATCAACGGTACTGTGGTACAAAAAAACGGTAACGAGATTTGTAGTCCCGTTACCGTTGCTGAGTGGTTACAATCCGAGAACGAAAAGAACCGAGAGATTTATCTACTGAAACCCCAGTACCTTAGATCATTTGTAGACGACTTCAAGAAACAGATGTACTATAAGAAGTCTAGCACTTATATCAGTAAGAGACTGAAGGAAACTGGTTGATCTTTTTCAGCAAATTTTTTGCGGAAAAATTTTTTCCAGTTTTATGGAATTCAATAGTCCATTCTGTCACACATATCAGGATGTTTCCTGAGGAAATTATGAACGTAGGCATCTGTGTCTACGCTCATAGTAT